ACCTCTAAACTAATTCCGCAAAATGGGAGATTGCTCTCCCGACACACTTCCTCCACACAAGAGGTAGTATAAGACAAGATTGAGTTCTTGTCAAGTGGGTTTAGTCAGGAAGGTCCATAAGGACCAACGCCCCGTGGAGGATTCGCACCCCCGGCCGCAAACTTAGAAGGTTCGTGCTCTGTCTCCTGAGCTAACGGGGCAAAGTAATCACAGATTGTGATCATACTCCCAATGGCAATTAGGACATAATGCCATTAAGTTTTCTTTTGAGTTTATAACACTTATTAAAGTGTCTCCCTCAAAGGTTGATACTGCTTTTTTATGAGCAATCTCAACATGTTTATTATAAGAGATTAATCAGTATCCGTCAACCCTCTTCTACAACTTCCGTCTCAGATACTTCTGCTTCTGCTTCTGCTTCTTCGGTGATCTCTGGTTCCGGCAATTTGACTCCGGTTGCTTCCAAATACTCAATAGCACCTTGAGTCTTTAACATTAAATCTCTGGTTCTTGTGGATTGTGTTTGGATTCCTTCCAACTTTTGCGATAGTGCTACTCTTTGTTCGATTAATTGCGAAAGGTGATTTTGCTGTTCGTTCATTTCAAATCAAATTTTATTTCACATTATTTATAACTAAATAATTACAAACAAATTGCATCGAAAAATGAAAAAATCACTGCTTTTTTTTGGTATGATGTTTTTGATGACACCTTCGGCACATGCCGATATTACAAGTAGATTATCTTCAAGTGTTCAATTGACTGTTGATGCAGCAGCATCACAAGCAACAAGAATTGGAAGTTCATACTCCGTAAGTGGTAGTAATGTTTCAGCAACTCTTGGTGGTCTTACAGCACCTGCAAGTGCCACCTCTGCAGCAACAATGAATGCTGGCACATACACACAAACAACCGATGGTGCAGCAGTCACCTTCACAGAAGCATTTACACAAGGTGATGCCGTTAATGTGATCAACTCCGGAACATCAGTTTCTTCAGGTGTTGTAGGTTCTCTCCCTGCTTATGGAGAAGTCACTACAACTGCCGGTGGTGTCGCAGGAACTCTTGCAGGTTCTATTGATTCTGCAGGTACTATCGGACCTCTAACTGCCGGTGGTGCTGGTACAAGTGCAACAGGACAATTCGTATCTGAAATTACCGTTAGATAAATGAAAGAATCTATTGGATTGGGTTTAATTTTAAGTATTCTACATGGTCTGCTTCAACCAGTAGGGGCAGTTCCAGTTGTTCCCAACTTTACGCAAGGTTCCCAAACATCCACAACAGAAACAAAAACTAAAGTAAGTGAAACTATAAACTCTATAAATTATAATACAGGATATCAATATAGTGTAACTGGAACCAATGTCCAAATGGATGGTTCCAGTATAACACCAGGAACTAATTCTACATCAAATAATATCGATGGGGTGACTTCATCATGGACAAATCTAAATCTGAACAACAAACCCAACTGGAGAGTAACAAAACCAGGACAGGCATTTCAGTTTACAGAAACTTATCAAGGTCCTGGAATTTCAAACCAAACAATTATACAAAGAACAACGGAATTAGACAGCGTTACAACAACTACAAGTATCTTCTCACAGTAATTACATTATTATTTGCTTCTCCTTCTTATGCTGAAACTGTTGGTGGTGTCTCTGCTACTGCTGCTCCTGTTGCTAACTCTTCAGGTTCCGTTACAAACCAGGCTATACAAGTCCTTCAGGGACCTTATATTACGAACACCTACGGTGGAGGTATACAATGTCAAGGTCCCACTCTCAACTTTACACCCTATGTAACAGGTGCCGTATCGGCACAGAAACCCTTTGAAGATTTTTATAATGATCCAGTATATGATTTAAGAGACCTTGATGAAGATGGATCTTTAGATAATCCAGGAGATATATTGTATCGAGTTCCAATAAGAACAGGTCAAAAAGATAATTATAGTTTGAGTCTTGGATTTTCTGCTACTTGGTCCAAACCATTAGATGCCAAATTACAAGAACAATGTAAACAAGCAGCAGCAACTCAAATAGAATTGCAACAACAATTGATTGCAAATAAAAGATTAGACTTTGAGATTGCCCGACTTAAGAATTGCGGAGAACTTAAAAAACAGGGAATTTATTTTCACCCCAAGTCTCCATATTATTCAGTATGTGCAGATATTATAGTCACTAATCCAGGTGGAGTAATTCCACAACATAGACATTCTATTCCAACACCAATATCAAAGAAAGCAGAAGATCTTGGTGGTGTTATATCAACGTCCCCTTAATTTCCTAATTGCTCTTAATGCTTCAGTTTTTTCTCTTTGAATTTCTCTACGTTCTTCAACACTCAATAAAATTTCTTCCTTACCAAATTTAGTAGAAACTTTTTTAATTACTTTCTTCATAACTGGTCTAATAATTTTTAAAAGAAAATTTGCTAATGGTCTAGCAACCAATGCACTAGTTGCCGCAGCAGCAGCAATAACAGTAGTTGATATAATTGCATCCGTTGATGGTAGGTAATCTATGATGTTAATAGGTTCTTCTATTATAGGTTCTTCTGTTTCTTCAGTTTTAATTATAGGTATTTCAGTTTTAGGTATAGTAGGTGGTTTAATTTGGGGCGATTTAAAATCTGTCTCCGGAGGTTTATAAGGAGGGACAGGTGCTTTTGATCGTTGAAGATAATCCTCAGCATTAAAATCTATAGGATTATAAGATGGTAATGAAGCATCACAAAATGTCAGTGTTCCATTTGGATCATCTTGAAGTAGAGCAGTGTTCTTTGGATTATTCTCCTTATTGGATTCCACACATCCAGGAAGATTAACAATAGGAAAACCAAGATTAACCGTTACAGGAGCAGCAGTTGGTATCGATTGTGATGGTGCAATTACATACTTAGGGATATCCAAAGATCTAATCGGACTTATGGATATTGGTCGTATTTCAATATTAGGAATATTCTCCATTAATCATTCTTAAAAATTCCAGCAATACCGGTAAACAGATGATAAAAAATTACATAAAGAAAAAATCTATTTTCGTTATCTGTCTTTTTCTTTACATTAGACCTTCTTCTCTTTGCATTAGAAACAGACATAAGAATTCACATTTACTATTATATATTTAACAATTCTCATAAAGTTTTCAGAAAGGCAGTGCCCCTCCAGTCATCGAAGGAACTGATTGTGTAGATTCCGGAAGAACATTACCAGTCATACTAGGCATTTCTGGTAATGCAGAATTAATCATACCAGGAAGTGCTTCCGTAATTGCTTTAGTAATTTGTTCTGTTGCTTGTTCCTTTACCTGCTCAATCATTGCATCCTTATTGAGATAAAGATAAGCACCACCACCAACAACTGATAAAGACACAAGACCAGAAAGTAATGCGATTACATTGACTAATTTTTGCATTTTAATTTTTACCTTTTTTTATAGGCCATGTAATATGTAGTGTATAACAAAGTAACGTTATAAATCCAAATACAAATAAACCACTCATCATTCTACTAAAGTTCCATGTGCTCTACGAATCTCACGAAGTGCTTCAAGATTCATATCTTTAGTACCTCCATCATACGCATGAGCATATCCTTCGGTAATCATTTGTTCGTTAAGGGACACTGACTCGTCCCCAATGTATAACCAACCAAGAAGACGGCCATATTTGCCGACGCCACCAACAAGTTCAGTCCTAACAGACAACTCATCGTCACCAGCAATAGTACTTTCCAATTTCTCTTTGAGCCAGTTGGTTGCGTCGATTCCAAGTGCCTTCTCCTCTAAGTTTTTCGTCCTCTTTTCCGGTGTATCAACTCCAGCAACTCTAACTCTTTCTTTCTTGTATAAATCAAACCCGAGGTCGATAGTAACATCAATAGTATCACCATCAAGAACACGATTGATCTCCGTCACTCGAAAGTTGTAACAACTCTTCCTGCTCGGTGGCGTCATCTGCCCCATCGTTCATCTCCGCAAAAGCCATCTGAAGTATATTTATCACCATGACTAGTGCAAGTGCTAATGCCAGAATTACGCATATAATCACTGACCACACAGGATCGGTAACATTATCAAGTGGACGCAATATTAAATTCATTTATTATAAAGAATAAGGAGGTTTAGGAGGATCCATTGGTACAGGTTTAATTGGTGGTTCACCATTTGCAATTCTAATTGGACCTTGCTCAACTCTTATAGTTTGAGCAGGTGCAGTTTGTGCAGCGGCATCAATTAATTTCTGTAAGTCTTCCTTACTAATTCCACCTCCATTACCACCATTTTCTCCTGCTTTCTTTGCTGCCTGAACACCAAAGGTTGCTAAAACTCCAGTAAAGACACTTGCAATAAAAGTCGGATCTAATTTTTGTTCGGGAATACCTAAAGCAACGGGTAACTTAATATATGCAAGTGTGAGTATTCCACCACTCCATACTAAAATAGCAAGTCGAACAAAAGTTGATAAAATTTCTAATTGTTCTTCTTTATCATCAACAGAATTTTTAAGTTTACCAAAAATATTTTTATTTTTTATCTCTCGATTCTTAACTTCTTCGTCCATTAAAAACCTGCAGGTTCTTATATTTATGGTTTAAGAAGATCAACTGTGATACTTGTTTTCTCTATTTGATTAAATTTTTGACACAATCTATCACTGGATTCATGTTCCCATTTGTGATATGTTTTTTGTAATTGTTCTTTATAATCAAAACTATCGCATAGTTTCATTTCTTCAGCAACGATAGTCTTAATTAGTATATCTCTAGTTAAAGATGTCATACTTAAATTTTGTTATCCAACAAAGAGTTCACCATTATAACACAAGAGGTTTCACAAAACTCTTCTTGGCAGGTTATCTGTTTAGGATGATATTATTTAGTAATGTAACCTTCTTCCACTAAGTACTTACGGGTCAAAGGAGTCGGTTCATAAATTTCCCACATCTTACCAGTAGCACATGCTGCAAGAACATCAGCAGTCATATTTTCAGTTCTTCCTGCCCATGATGCTTCTGCTTCCCAAGGAACAACAGATTTTGGATAAGTTTTTTCGGCAATTTCTCTCCAAATAGAAGGAACATCATCCTCAGGAAGAATAATAGCAATCAGTGAATTATTAATTGTTCCTGCCATACAATCTTGTGCAGCGTGCCATCCTTCATGTCTAACCACACTCATCAATGTAGATTGTCTACCCATAAATGCATCATTCAGAAAAAAGTTATTACTTACAGTATGATAAACACCACGATTACCTATCGGAAAATATTTCTGATCTCCTAGAAAAACCATAACTCCGATTTTATCAAGGGAGTCCAACATCTCATTAAACTCAGTAGCAACAGCAGAATAATCAGAGTTGGGATAATTATCTTGAATATCTTTGATACTTGAGATTCTTTGAACATTATCGGTGCATTCCCGTAACATCATGCATCCTAAAGAATCATTACTATTGTATCCTCTGGTTATTTTTTCATCTCCAGCATATGCTGTTCCAGTCAGCACGGCACATCCGAGAAGAGATAGTAAAAGTTTTTTCATCTATAATATGCCTCAAAGTATTTAATAATGCCATTAGTATTTACATTACCTTGCGATACCCAATCATGAGTACATTCATACATTGATTGATTACTGTATTCGGGCAATGATTCTTTTAGTTGACTACCATATTTAGTGAGAAGAACTTTAAGTGCAGACTCACGAAGTTTCAACTTCTGTTCACTATAACGCCAATCATCAATCATCTAAATTGCTCCCAACCAGTTCCAGATTGCCAACCTTCCTGAAAGTTCTCAGAACCACTTCCAAATTGTGGAGTGGGGTCAAGTTGCGTCGTAGTTTTCCCATGACTAGTAGCAATATTATATATTACTTCATGAATATCTTTTGGTTCTACTGTCTCATTTTCATGTAAGAGTTGTCTGTCAGATACTGCATGTTCATATGCTTCTTTGACAGTCATTTGAGGTTCGGATAAAACTGCCGGACCAAACCAGGAC